GTTCAAAGAGAAAATAATGAAACTCCTGTTATAGAAGTTCAAGAAGAAAATAATGAAACTCCTGCTACAGAAAACAAAGAAGAAGAATTAGAGGAGTATAGTGTAGGAGTTAAAAAACGTATTGATAAGCTTACTAAAAAAATGCGTGAAGCAGAGAGAAGAGAACAGGCTGCTATTGATTACGCAAAAAAAATACAACAAGAAAATAAAAATTTAAAATCTTTTTCAACTATAACATCTAAGGAAAGAATTGCTTCAGATGAAGAACGTTTAACATCAAATGAAAGTTTATTAAAAGCTTCTCTTCAACAAGCAGTAGAAAATAGTGATGTTGAAAAACAGGTACTTGCTCAACAAGAATTAGCAAAATTAGCTATTGAACAAGAAAGATTAAAAATAAGAAAACAAAAACAAGCTCAAGCTGAGGCTGTGAAAGAGGAACCTGAAAATGAACAACCTTGGGAATCTCAAGGAGGACAGCAACAAAGACAACCCGATCCTAAAGCTCAAGAATGGGCAGAAAAAAATAAATGGTTTGGGAATGATAAGCCTATGACCTATACTGCAATGTCTTTTCATGATGAAATAGTGTCAGAAGGATTTGACGTAACCTCAGATGAGTACTATAATGAAATAGATAAACGTATACGTAAAGAGTTTCCCCATAAGTTCTCAGACGGAGGGGATGTAAACAAGCCAAGGCAAAAAGTTGCTTCGGTTGCACGAAAAACGGCTTCTGGCCGCCGCACTGTGAGACTCACACCTTCACAAGTTGCAATAGCTAAAAGACTTAATGTGCCACTAGAAGAATACGCAAAACACGTGAAGGAGGCGTAAATGACTGAAACTAAAATAAACAAAACCTCACGCAAATTGGAAACCCGTGAAAAGGATACTCGAAAGAGGGGATGGGTTCCCCCTTCGAATCTTGAAGCACCTGAACCACCTGAAGGTTATCACCATCGGTGGGTAAGAGCTGAATATCGTGGTATGCAAGATGAAAAAAATATCATCGGTAGATTACGAAGTGGGTATGAATTTGTAAATGCAGATGAATATCCTGATAGAGCGGATTTACCCGCTATCGCTGACGGCAAATATAAAGGTGTAATAGGGATCGGTGGATTATTACTAATGCGTTGTCCTGTTGAAGTTAAAGAAGACAGAAATTCTTATTTCAGAAACTTAACGGATTCAAAGACACAGGCAGTAGAAAATGATCTCCATAAAGAAGAGCATCCAGCTATGCCAATCCATCAGGAAAGGCAAAGCAGAGTAACATTTGGAGGCAATAAGAAATCTTAATGAGTAAGATCATTTATGTCTCTGAAAAATTTAGGAGACTACTATGGCTAACATAGATCAAGCTTTCGGTCTAAGACCTATAGCTAAAGTTGGTTCTGCCCCTGGTGGAACAACTGGTACGACTAAATACTCTATTACAAGTGGCGCAAGCGCAATATTTACAGGAGACCCCGTTAAGCCAAAGGCTGACGGATCAATTGAGGTAGCAACGGCTGGCGACCCTATTAGAGGTATTTTTTTAGGATGTTTCTACACAGATCCATCCACAGGCAAACCTAGATATAACAACACTTTCCCCGACGGTACGGTGGCAAGTGATGCTATAGCTTTTGTTGCTGATGATCCTGACCAATTATATATTGCTCAGCAAGATTCAGTTGGAAGCAATCTAGTAGCAGCTGACTTAAACCAAAACTGTGATCTAGTTTTTGGTGCTGGTTCTACCACTTCGGGTATTTCTGGTGTAGAAATTGATTCAAGTTCTAAAAATACTACTGCAGCACTTCAGGTGAAGTTGATTGATTTTTATGACACACCGAGTAATGACGCTACGGCTAATAACTCTGTTCTTGTTATAAAACTTAACAACTCTGATATGAACGGTGGTACTGGAACTGCAGGCGTATAGGAGTAGATTATGGCGATTAATAGAGCGCAACTCGCGAAAGAGCTAGAACCTGGCCTTAACGCCTTGTTCGGTATGGAGTATTCTCGTTATGAAAACGAGCATGCTGAGATTTTTGACCAAGAAACAAGTGACAGAGCTTTTGAAGAAGAAGTAATGTTAGTTGGCTTCGGTGAAGCTGCAGTCAAGCAGGAAGGTTCTGCTGTACAATTTGATACAGCTCAAGAATCTTTCACTGCTAGATATTCTCATGAAACTGTTGCATTAGCATTCAGTTTGACTGAGGAAGCAGTCGAAGACAACTTGTACGATACTTTATCGGCTCGTTACACAAAATCTTTGGCACGTTCAATGGCATACACAAAGCAACAAAAAGCAGCGAACATTTTAAATAATGCATTCACAACTGCTGGTGGTGATGGTGTTTCATTAGTAAACACAGCACACCCAACTGCTTTAGGTGGCACATTCTCAAACAGAAGTGCAACTGATGCTGACTTGAACGAAACCTCATTAGAGCAAGCAATGATTGATATTGCAGGCTTTATCGACGAAAGAGGGCTAAAAGTTGCAATGCAAGGTAGAAAATTAATTCTTCCTGTAAACATTCAATTTGTAGCTGATAGAATTTTAAATTCTACTCTAAGAGTTGGTACTGCTGACAATGACATTAATGCAATGAGAAACATGGGTATGCTACCTGATGGATACGTGGTTAACCACTACCTATCAGACACTGATGCATACTTCATTAAAACTGATGCTCCTAATGGATTTAAACACTTCGTAAGAGCTGCCCTTGCTACTGGCATGGAAGGTGATTTCGATACAGGAAACATGAGATATAAAGCACGTGAAAGATACAGCTTTGGTTTCTCAGATCCTAGATGTGTATACGGATCTCAAGGTTCATAAGAATTAACTAAATCTTTCTTAGGTGAAGAAGGCGCTTGTAAGAGCGCCTTTTTTATTTTATAACTTATGTACCTAGATTAATTAAGTTGTGTAGACTGACTAGGCAGACGGTATAGAGACTACATGACGAGGGCTATACACCATAGGAGGTTATTATGGCACAAACGACTTTTCAAGGGCCAGTTAAATCAATTAACGGTTTCATAGGAGCAGGTGTTGGAAACGTAGTAAGCTTAACAGCGGATACAACTCTAACAGTTGCAGACCACGCAGGTCGAATTTTAACGTGTAATGATGCAGACGGCAAATTTACTTTACCAACGATTGACGCTACAGCTGATGCTAACGGCACAGGACCAGGCAACGATCCAAACAACACTAACAATGTAGGCGCTACTTTTACTTTTATTGTAGAAACAGCAGCTACTGATATGGACGTGTTAACTGATGGTACAGATAAATTTGTTGGTGGTGCTTACATTGGTATTGATGATTCAGCAGCAGGTAAAACTTTTATCTCTGGTGCAACTAACGATGTTATTACACTAAACGGAACAACAAAAGGTGGACTTGCAGGTAGTATTATTAAATGTACTGCAATGGCTGATAATAAATATCATGTCGAAGCACAGTTATTAGGTTCAGGAACTCTAGTAACTCCATTTGCGGATGCGTAATGTTCGGTCTTAAAAATAAAGAACTAACTTCGAGCGGACAAGTTACGACTAAAGTCTCTGCGGGCACTAACACTCTTAGTGCCCCCGCTAGAGTTCTACAGTTAAGCATTAGATGCGGTACAACTTTAGGAAGAGTGGATCTAAGAGATAACGGTTCAGGTGGAACTGTTAAATACACAGTTCCTACTCCTGCAATCGGCGCTGGTGAAGATGAAGTAATGACGATTAGTTTTCCAGATTTAGGTATTAAATTTGATACAGATCTTTACGTTTTCTTTAACCAAGCAACGCACGTAGAAGTTTTGTACGCATAAGATGGCTAGGCTTGTCACATCAATTTCTAAATTAGGATCCTCTGAGCCATTTGAACTTCAGGTGGCTCAGGGACAAATCGCTTATCACAAACAGATTTACAAGTTTGGACAAAATTCAGTCGTTGGAGATAGTGTAGAAACTATTTGGCAACAAGGTGGTTTATATTCTTATCCACCAAGTGCAACTACAATGACGGTATCTAGTTCTAATACAAATGATACATCAGCAGGAACAGGTGCAAGAACAGTTTTAATTTCTGGATTGGACGGAGATTATAATGAAATATCTGAAACTATAACACTAAATGGTCAAACAGCTGTTACTACTACTAATTCATTTTTACGAGTAAACAGAGCAATAGTTTTAACCGCAGGAAGTGGCGGGGCAAACGCAGGAACTATTTATGTAGGAACAGGAACAGTGACTACAGGTGTACCTGCCAATGTTTATACAACAATTAATGGAGATGGCACAAACCAAAGTCTTCAAGCATTTTGGACAGTACCCGCAAACTATAACGCTTATATTCATCAAACAAATATCTCAACAGGAAATAGTTCAAATAATCCTGCTGTTTTAAAAACTTTGTTAGTGGCAAGACCACATGGTGGAGTATTTAACACAAAAGAAGTAATTGTATTAACAGATGGCAATCATCTACAGAACTATAGTTTTCCCATTACGTTAACAGAAAAAACAGATATTGAATTTAGAGCAGAGTCAAGTTCAGGATCTGTAGACTTTGATGTATCTGCGTCTATGAATATTTTATATGTTAGAATGGGAAGCAGTTTATAATGGCTGATAAGCAACCACGTAGAAATAAAAAGAATTTCCGCCCTACTGAAAAGGGGGCGGGAATGACTAAAGCTGGGGTAAAGAAATATAGAGCAATGAACCCTGGTTCTAAATTAAAAACAGCAGTTACAGGTAAAGTTAAAAAAGGATCTAAAGCTGCTAAAAGAAGAAAATCATATTGTGCAAGAAGTGCAGGTCAAATGAAACAATTTCCAAAAGCTGCGGCTAATCCTAACTCAAGATTACGTCAAGCTAGAAAAAGATGGAAGTGTTAAGAATTTTATTAATAGTTTCTATACTATTGTTTTCACAAAAAATTTATGGAGAGACAAACACTGTGTCTTCGACGGT